TTGCTGATGATAAATTTCCTGCTAAACTAAAAGTAGTCTGACCTTGAGTTGCTGTAAAAAATTCTTCTTCTAAAGTATGTCCAAAGTAAACAACAATAGTAACATCATCACCAACATTAGCACCACTATTCAAAGTAACTGTTTGTGGAGCAGATAATTGATAATCATTTGATGCACCAAGTCTTTGCTTTACACCGTTTACATATACCTGTGTTGAAAATGCAGTCGCCTGTTCTCCATCATCAAATACATTAGGGGCAGTAAATGAAGTTTGACCTTGTGTTGCTGTAGTTATACCACTACTCAATGATGTACCAGTACCAGTAGCACCTCCACCACCACCTGAAATAGTTTTGAAACTAAGACCACCATTTCCATCCGTGACAAGACTTTGATCTTCACTCCCGTCGGTTGAGGGGAAGGTAAATCCTGATATAGTTGATATACCAGTGGAATTTATATTACCACTGAAACCATGTGTTGCTGTAACAATACCAGTAGCACGTAGACCACCTGTTACATTAGCTCCACCAGCAGTGGTAGTTAATCTAATAACATTATTATGGTAAATATCTGTTCTATCATCTTGATAACCAACAATATTATTCTTCCAACTTGAACCATCTCCAGTTTGTAACTGAAGTCTACCTACACCTTGAAGATAAATTCTACCGTTAGTTGACTTTAGATAATTATGTGTACTATGATATATGGAAAGGTCAGATCCCGTCCCGAAAACCGCCTTCGCATTGTCATTAAAGATTAATGAATCTGCAGACTTATCCCAAACAGAGTTATAATTTGCACCCTGAAGTATTACATCATTATTAGTATAAATTACTCCACTACTGTTTATCCATGCAGATGATGTACCACCATTTTGAAATAATAAACTACCAGTTGTATTATTGATAACTGAATTTGTACCATTATGATATATGTGTAAATCTCCAGTTCCTGAGTGATCTCCAAATATTGCTTTTGAGTTATCAGTAAATTTAAGTGCATTATCTGATTTATCCCAAAAAATATTATAATTTACTCCTGTAAAAGTTACATCACCATCATGAGTCGCACCATCGTCAACGTGAACACCCGTTACGTTTGTTCCTGTGTTAGTGGTTGCAAATTTTGTAGAATTATCATATCTAAGAGTAACTGCACCATCTGTGTTGAAACTAGCCAATACTTCAGAAGTTCCATTCTTCGTAAGATGTATAGAACCACTAGCAGTATCTAAATATAAATCTCCTGTAGTATTTTTTACAAATGAATTACTACCATTATGATATATGGAAAGATCAGATCCCGTCCCGAAAGTTGCTTTAGCATCATCATAAAATTCTAGTGCATTATCTGATCTATCAAAAACAATATCTCTTCCAGCAGTAGCACCATCAAAAGTTACATCATTGGTGAAAGTTGTTGCACCTGAAATTCCTGTTGTACCTGATAAAGTAGTTGCACCTGATAAAGTAGTTGCACCTGAAATTCCTGTTGCACCTGCAAAATCTGCTGCACCAGATACATTTATTGTACTGAGATTTGATCCTATTTCTACTATCGATGCACTACCAGTATTGATCTCCGTAAATAATTTTCCGTCATACGTGTTTAGAGCTAATTCGCCTAGTTCTAATTGTGACGTTGTGGGTGCGTTGCCTGAAACGGCAGAACGCTTTATCTTAATTGTAGGGGCAGCCATTTAATACATTCGGTATATACCTATAAAAAGACTGTATATACAGTCTGACATATTTATGCTATAATTAGTACAGGTGCAGAAAATGATGACAAAAACGCTCGCTATACTTACAGGACCGCAAGGTTCGGGCAACCACCTGTGGTCTAAAATATTCTCATTGCATGAGGATGTCTTTGGATGGAAAACTCTTCTTGATAACTATTGGGAAGCACATCGGTTTAGTGAACCATTTGCTGAGTACTGGAAAGATCCAAGTAGACTATATCAATTTGACTGGGATCAAAGTGATCATTACTTTACATCTATCAGTATTCCTCTTGGTATAGAAAGTAAAGGTACTAAATGGTGTCCAAACGTGGTACAGTTTGCCACAAATGCTCAATTATGTGGTATTGATACAAAAATTCTTGTCATAGGAAGAGATCAAACTATACTAAGAAACCAGCAACAGAGGATAAGGGAAGAGTCAACTGTAAGACATTTTTATGATCAACTGGGTCAATTTGATAATCCAACATTTCTAAGTTATGAATTACTTTATCTTTATAAGCAAGAATATTTGAAATCATTGAATGTAGGATTCCCAATAGCATGGTATGATAAAAGAGTAGATGAAATATTAGAAGTAGATGCTAATGCAAAATATATCAATTACGTAGAACATAATCCGTTAGATGATGGGAACAAAACAGGAGTTCCTTTCCTAGATAATCCCAATAAGGGAGATTATAATGAAGGTATAAGAGGGGATTATCTCCCTTGCTGTAACGACAAACCATGTAGGTGCTAATTATGACAATGTGGCAAGAATATATAAGTGCTTATAGAAGCATGTTACCTATGAAACTAGAATCTTCATGGGCAAACTGGGAAGGTAAAGGAACCCATTTGAATGCAATTACTCATTCACATCCACACTTTCTCAAATCAAGACAAGTAGATATCTCTGATGGTAAGAATGTTGATATCTTCAACTGTATAGCATATCCAAAGACAGGAAGTAATCTTCCTTGTTTTGGTATGGATCTAATGGCATTCAATGAGAAGAGAGTTATTGTTGTTTTTGACTTTCAGCATCCTGTAGAAAACTATTTGTTTAGTGTTCCATTTTTACCCAAGTGTACAGAAGACTATCGTTTCTTTGAAAAAGGTAACCACTTCTCTGATAATATCTTTGTAAGGTACTGTAAACCTAATGATGTGAATCAGCATCTTGATATGTTCAAGAAGTATCTACAAGCATATGTTGATATGATAGAAGCAGCAAAACCAACAGGAGAAGATACAACCGTATATAAAGACTTTGATGAATATATGACTAGACTAGATCCTGTCAGTGGTTATCTTGCCTCTAAGTTTGGAAAGGAAAGAGCAGATAGTTTAGTAAATGATTTCTTATTTTGTTACAAGTGAAAAAACTTCTTATTACAACAGGACCACAAGGTTCTGGCAATCATCTATTTGCTCGTATCTTTAGTCAACATCCAGATGTAATTGGATGGGAAAGTCTAAAGGATAATTATTGGGTTCCTAGTGATGAAGAACCATTTGCTAAATTTTGGGTACATCCAGCATTGTTAGATTTTCCAGAAGGAGATTACTTCTGTGCTAACGTCAGTGTACCTTTCTTCTATGATGGTGTCAGACAAGTTCCCAAGATAGAAGAAGTATGCCATCAAGCATTGCATCAAGGTGTACAACCTATAGTAGCAATTATTACAAGAGATCAAAATATTAATGCACTCCAACAAAAAAGAGTTGGTGGGGAAGTAACCCTACCAACTGCTCTAAAATATTATAAGTCTATATTACATGATGAAAATATAATAACTCATTTCCTATCACACGAATCATTCTTCTTATGGAAGGAAGAGTATATCCGATATGTTGGTAATCTTTTAGAATTCCCCATTACCACAAATGGCATCGACAAGTTTATAACTGCCGATGCCAATGGGAAATATGTAAGTGCCATAGACCATCACTGGTTAGATGACACTATTAGGGAAGGTCGTAAACCTTTTACACTACGGCAAGAGGAGTAGCAGTGTTCTTATTGCTGATCTCAAGAAGGTCAGATCTCATTCTTTCAACAAGAGAAAGAACGTGTGACTGAAGTTCCTCACTACCTTCTACTAAACGAGAAAGTGTGCGTCCACCTAAGTTTGAGTGGAATCCTTCGTCTTTAGCAATAGTTGCATAACGTGAAGAGATAAACTTATCTTCTACACATTCTGCCATTTCATTCCAGACTGCTTCTGCTCTTCCTTCTGCTACCAACTGGTATGCTGCAAGTGCAGGTTCCCAATTTGATGCTTCGTACTTTTCAAGAAGTTCAGCACCTTTTGCCTGTGGATTCTCTGCTTCAGCAGCGAATGCAGCAGCAACATCTAGTTCTTCACCAGTGATGTGCTCGATAACTTCTTTCACCATACGGAAGTGCTTGGCTTCGTCTAGTGCTTGCTTACTTAATAATTCTAAATCTTTTACGTCTGTAGAAGGATCTGCAGATGCAACTTGACCAGCGATAGCGTACATGTTCTGAGCTTCGTTGACCATACGTCCACGGAAGTGCTCAACTAGGTACTCATCGCTTGGTTTTGAAGCGAAGAAACGACGGACATTTGAGCGTGATGCTTCAAAGAGTTCCTTGTTTCCTTCCTTGATTTTTTTTACAAAATCTGTTCCAGAAAGCATTTTCTATTATTGATTAATACCTTATTATTTATATAATTCAAAATAGTATCGTAAATGACCTTGAGTTGTGTACTCTTCTTCCAGTCTTCCCAAGGTATAATTGTATTTGTCACAAATCTTATAGATCTTATGTGCATTCCATTGATACCACACAATACCTTTCCAATCCTTTGCATCATTCCACGTATGTTCTAGACCAGGATTGACTCTAAAATATGCTCTCTTCTTCCATATAGAATCCAAAACCTCCATTTGAGAATCTATGGTATCTTCATCTCCAAAATTAATAGACCCCAGACATAGAACTACGTCAACAGGGTCTCCTTGATATTCTTCTAAAGATATTTTCATATCGGCATAGTCGTTGTATGGATCTATACCGATAAGATTTTTAATTTTACCTTGCAGTCTATTGAACCCACACCCAACATCTAATACCGATTCAGGATTTTGAGAATTGATTTCCTCAATTAACCTATACCCAGACCACTTATACGAATCGAAACTTGAGTCTGACCATTTACCATTAAAGTAAGAATCCATTTGTGTAATCATCGTCCTCCAAGACATTGGGAGGTCCTAATGATTTATATTCTAATTGGGTTTTAAGAAAACTAATCTGTTTTTTTAGGATCTCATTTTCTTGTTCCAAATGTTCACAATACTCACCATAAATTATTACACTCATTATTTCAATAGGCTTCTACACATGTGTATACCCCTCTTATCATCTGTTGCCTCCGATATACATTCAAAGTAGTCATCTATTTGATCGATGTAACTCACATCATCCTCCGCTTTAGACCAAGCTTTCAGATTGTTGAATGATACCTCTCGATTGTGCATAAGTGTCTCCATTTGAACACATAACTATGTATAATTATAGCACAGTATTTTCAAGTAAATTTCAATTCTTCTTTACAATTCATCTATGTCGTTCCCGACAACTACCATATCGATATCCTGATTAAAATCGTTAATATCTTTAGGATCACCCATGATTGGTTTACCTGCAAGATTCAAACTTGTATTCAATACGATGGGATGTTCTAGTGATTGCAGCAGTTTATAGTAATATTCATTCTCTTTAGTTACAGTTTGATATCTACATGTACCATCAATATGAGTTATTGCATCCAGACCAGGAGCAACAACATTACCAACATACAGCATATGAGGATTATGGATATCCGTATCGAAATATTCTCTCTGATGCTCTTCTAGAACAGATGCACCAAATGGTCTATACAATTCTCTTTTTTTAACTTTATTAATTAACTCCTTAGCATTATCAATGAAAGGATTTATTAATAAAGATCTATATCCCAATGCTCTTGGACCTATTTCCCCATGTCCTTGATACCATGCAACAATCTTACCTTCATTGAGAGCTTGTGCCACTTTTTTAATTGTCTCGTCAGTAGGTTTATTATCTGGTGCTATATCAGATTGATGGTATTGAATAGCAAATGTTGGTAAATTATTCTTTCTTCTTAGATATTCCAAGCAACCAAAAGACAACCCCTCATCACCACAATGTGCTGGTACGTATAGATTTGGAAACTTCTTCTTCAATTGAGTATTCCATATAACATTCTGTGCTACACCACCACTATAAGTGATCTCATCTGTATCATGATACACATATTTTGAAAAGAAATCGACCAATAAATCACCCATGTGCTCATGTACTGTCCTTATCCAATTGAGTTTTGTGTTACCTATTCTATGCCAATGTGCTAATATACCAAAATGTTTTTTCTCCCATCCCTTATAAGCAGATTTATCAAAAACTTCTTTAATCTTATGAATATCATTTGGTAAGGTTTGAGCATATTCCCGCATATACTTACCATATGATTGCAATCCCATTAGTTTACCAGGTAGATCAAGAGCCTGCTGTCCAAGATTAGGATTTGCTTTTAATCCACAATGTTCAGAAGCTCCAACCATTTCCAATCCGATAGATCCATCTAGTTGAACGTATCCTCTATCAACTTCCTCACCATTTCTAAAAACAGACCAAGCATTTGAACGATCACTGTAACTATCACCAAATCCATCTATTACTATATGAAGACAATCACCTTTAAATGTACTCAGAGCATGAGCATAATGATGATCTATTCTATAATAATTATCTCCTAACTTAGGGTATTTCATAGCAGGGAAAGGAATTTTTTCTACTTCCCATTCATAAAAATAAGGATCAATAACTATTGCTATCTCATCTGCTTCCTCTGGATCATCACCAAATATATCTTTAAAATCTTTCTTCCAAGAATGTAAGTTACTATATCCATGATGCTTTACATCATAGATTCTTTCAGACTTAAAGTATCTTACAGTCTTACCATCATAATATGATATATTAGAGTCATGTTCACACAACCTAAGTCCAATGAGTTTCATAATTTTCAAATAAATTTCAATTCTTCTTTACAATTCATCAATGCAATATTAGTTTCATATTTGGGTGCCCTTGTGCTCAAATTTTTATCATTCATGTAACACCTGTTATACCAAGTAAACTCAAGATTGCCAGTGTCATCCCATAGATAACCCATTCTATCAAGCATATATCTAGTCGGACAGAAGATTATGTCTGCCTTTCTCCTGACAAAGGATCGTAAGTTTCTGTCATGTAAGTGATTCAAATTTATAAAGTTGGTTCTATTTTCGATGCAATGCTTACCAAATTCTTCATCAGGATCTTCTTTGACCATCCATGCAGTGTATTTTGGATAGTCTTTAGCAAAGGTCATTGAATCTAACCATCTTGAATTACATAATTCAACATCTCTCAAGACACATATGTATTTGTTATTTGGAAAGTTTTTTTCTAACCACTTGATATTTGACATCTCACAGAACCAATGACATTTTATCATGTAATTATCTTCTTCATTGATGTCTGTATAACATTTTTCACATTCCTTTATAAAAGATTCCTTCGTATAGTTTTTACCTATATCTCTGAAACCTTCACCAATACCACTTCCGGGTCCTAGAAAGTGACCCTTATGATTTAGATAATGTTGATTAGTGTTTCTTTCCCATATGGTATCTTTATTGTAATCAGATTCATTGAACTTGAAGTCTTTACACTGTCTCATCAGTGAATCTATTTTTGCCCATCCAGATCCGGGAATACCTAGAAAAAATACTAATTGATTATC